AACGTAAGCTGACTAAAGCTAACATTAACTTGTCAGGATTTAACAATGATGCAGGTTTCCTTACTTCATCTGCTACATCACTGCCAATTGAAAACTCAAGTAACGTAACACAGTTTACTTCAACCAATTCTACAGGACTACAGTTTGCGGCTGGTGGTTCTGCTAGTGTATCATTTGATGCCGCTAACAGGCGTGTTACTTATACCGTAACAGAAACAGACCCTGCTGCTTTAGCCTTTGCTATAGCTTTAGGTTAAATATCGCTTGACAAAACAATTAATTTGTGGTATAATTATATATAATTAGGAGTATAAATAATGGCAAACGCTTTCTTATCAGAAACGGATACTGGTATAGGCACATCACCTGCCACTGTTTTTACATGCCCATCATCCACTGAAACAACTATTATTGGTTTAAGTGTTGCTAACATTGTAACATCACAGATACTTGTTGATGTACAATTAGATGCATCAAATAGAACTAGTGGTTCAGAAGACAGTGTGTATCTTGTAAAGGATGCACCTATTCCTGTTGGTGGTTCGTTGGTTGTAATCGGTGGCGACCAGAAAGTTGTATTAGAACCGGGTGACACAGTTAAAGTGACATCCAATACAGCTTCATCTGCTGACGTTGTTCTTAGTCATCTTGACATTACATAAGGATAAATAGTATGGCTTATATTGGTGGTATACCCACAGCAAACTTTACAGACATACCTGTAGTAGAAAGATTTAATGGTGATGGTTCTACTACATCATTTACCATGTCTCGTACAGTAGGTAATGACCAAGAATTAATTGTGTCAGTAGATGGTGTTATTCAAGATACAAATAAATATAGTGTGAGTGGTACGACACTTAGCTTTACTACTGCACCTTCAACAGGCACTGGTAATGTTTTTGTAAACTTTCTGGGTCTTAGCATAGCTACAGTTACACCTCCAACTGCTAACAAGTCTGACTTCATAGGTGGTGGTATGTTTCGTGTAAATGATAAAACAGTAGGTACGGATGTTACAGTAGGTGGTGCAGAGAATGCTAGTGCTACTGGTCCTATCACAGTAGGTTCGGGGATAACGCTTGATGTAGAATCAGGTGGTACGTTGGTGATAATATGAGTACATTAAAAGCAGATACAATCGTAGCATCAGACGGCACTAGCCCTGTAACGCTGACGAAACAGAGTGCAGCAAAGGCTTGGAACTCATTTAACGGTACAGGAACTATTGCCTTTATAAACAGTTTTAATGGAAGTTCTTTAGTAGATTCTGGAACAGGTGAATATGATGTAAATATAACAAATGCTATGGACAGTATAAATTATTCTATTTTAGCAAGTAATGGCTTACATACTGCCCATAATGCCGCTAATACCAACTGTTTTCAAAATACATCTAGTCAATATTCTACAGTACACTGGGAAAATAATGGCAGACAAGATATAACCTATATGTCTGGTCAGATACACGGAGACTTAGCATGAGTGAAATCATTACAGACAAACTCACTGGTAAGACTTCTGCTGGTGATGTGGACGTTACCTCTGAGGGCGGTGCGGTTACAATGCAACTGCAACAGGGGTTGGCGAAGGCGTGGGTAAATTTTAATGGTACTGGAACTATTGCGGCACGTGACAGTTTGAATTTGGCTAGTTTGTCAGACATGGGAACAGGAGATTACAATTTAAGTTTTAGTAATTCATTTTCCGCAGCTACATACATGGTATCAGGAAGCGCATCAGGTAATGCAGATTCCATTAGAGGTTACACTGGTTTTATGGCGGCAGACCATTCAAATGCCCCTGCAACTGGTTCTTTAAGGGTTAAATTTGGCTTAGGTTCTACTGGAAGCGCAAATGGACAGCTTTACGATAGCGTTTATAGTATGGCAGGAACACACGGAGACTTAGCATAATGGCTGGTACAATTATAGCAGATACACTGACCCATTCAACCGCAGGGTCTGTTACTACTGATTATGTTGTTAATGGTAGTGCGAAGGCTTGGAGTAGATATGATGGCACTAGTTTAACAAGTGATGCTGACTTAGTAGGAGTAGGTGATTCTTTTAATTATACTTCAATAGTAGATGGTGGCACAGGCACATACACTTTTACTTTTATAAACAGTATGTCAAGCGTTAACTGGTCTGGTAGTGCTTTAGGAAAACATGATGATAATTCAACCAATGATGCTGATAATAGACAAAGTATTCTTATGTACGCAATAACGGCTTCTAGTTTTATTACTTTGGCTAGTGAAACTTCAGCAGCTACATTAAATGATTCAGCACTTGGTCATAATCAAGTATTTGGAGACTTAGCATAATGACAACAACACCACAATTTAAAGGCACACATTTATTTGACAGACTATGTTGGGCTAAAGAAAACCTAGACGGAGTGCAATCAGACTACCGTGTAGTGTATGAAGACAACATAGATGAATGTTCAAAGATACTTGTACCTGACCCTAACTGGATGGCTTGTGCATTGCAAGGCGGTATATTACCACCAGTGTGGGTATATTGGGAACTAAAGAAAGATGAAGCACAACCTGACTTCAAGAAACATACTCGTGGATATCTGTTACATAATACAGAACCAATGGAAGCTATGACTGAAGAACAGGCAATAGAATACCTTATTCAGAAAGATGTGCCAGAACATGTCTGGATGAATTGGGATGAAGGTAATCGTCCTAAGATGGTTATCTGTAGGAAGAATCAACTTCCTGCAACTAGAGAATGGCGTAACTCTTGGCGTATTAGCGAAGATGTTACCGTTATAGAAGAAGCAGCATAACTTATAGGAGAATTAAATATGGCTGTAGCAACTTACATTGTTGACAAGGACGGTAATCAAGCAAATGCCGCTAGTGTAACCGTACCTTCAAATAGAGACTTTCGTGGTGCTTGGTCACTAAGCGGTAGCGTTATCTCAGAAGATTTAGACAAAGCAAAAGAAATCTTCAAAGATAAAATCCGTGAAGTGAGAACACCACTGCTTGACGCAGAAGATGTTGTGTATATGAAAGCACTTGAAACTGCTGACACATCTGCACAGACAGCTAGTGTTACAAAGAAAACTAATCTTCGTAATGCACCTGCCGCACAAGCTATCACAGATGCAACAACGATTGCAGAATTAAAAGCCGCATGGGATACTAGCCTGTTAGGTGACAGCCCTTACGCATAAGGAGTAGGCTATGACACTAACACAAGTAACAGGTGATGGTCTTAACGCAGGGGCAATGCCTTCAGGTAGTATTATACAAGTTCAGTATACACAGTATACTGGTACTAGTGTAAATTCTCTTTCTGGAGATACTGTGCTTACAGATTTAACTGTTAATATTACACCAATTTCAACATCTAGTATTATAAAACTTGAGGCTATGGTAAATGGTGAATGGAGTAATTCAGATGCTTCACATGAATCTATATGGTTTTTTTATAGAGACACTACAAAATTATCAGCACCAGTAGCTGGAAGTAGAAAAGTAGGAATATTATCTGGTACTTTTAGGTCTTATAATGCATCAGATGCAGATTCCACACCAGAACATGCTGTATATTCGTACTTTGATTCGCCTAGTAGTACTTCTCAAATAACATATAAAGTAGGTGTTGCACAAACTTTAAACTATACATGGTATTTAAACCGAACAGTTGGAGATACTGATAGTGCTGGTTATGAACGAGGCACTTCTTTAATTACAGCAACAGAAATAGCAGGATAAACCGATGCCATACATAGGAAAATCCCCGACAAACGGTGTAAGAACACGTTACCTGTACACAGCTAGTGCGGCACAGACTATATTCTCTGGTAGTGATAGCAGTTCTAATGTCCTTGCATATACTGATGGTATGTACATGGATGTGTATCAGAATGGTGTGCTACTCAAGCCTACCACAGACTATGCCGCAACTAACGGTACATCTGTAACCTTAACAACTGGTGCATCAGCTAGTGATGTCATTGAGATGGTTGTGTATGATGTGTTTAGCATTCAAGGTAACTACACCAAGACTGAATCAGATACACGTTATCCATTTAAAGGTAACGACAGTATCATACGATTAAATGGTCAGACCATAGACAATGATATAACAATTGATAGTGACGAGAATGGTATGTCAGCAGGACCTATTACACAGAATGCTACGGTCACTATTAATGGATATTGGAGTATAGTATGACCAGTGTATTAAATGTAGATAGCATTGCGGCAAAGGATGGCACTAGTCCTGTTGAGTTAACAAAGCAACATGCAGCGAAGTCTTGGAATTGTCTTAACGGCACAGGAACAGTAGCAATAAGAGACAGCTTTAATGTTAGTTCAATAGACGATATTACTACAGGAAAATACAGAACTAATTTTTCTAGCAATTTAGTTAATAACGATTTTGCTACAACATGGGAAGCTATTGAAACAGTTAGTAGTAATACTGCAAGATGCTATAGCGCAACTGAAGAGTCTACTACAAGAACAACTTCAGCAAATACGTGTCGCACGGGTTGGACAGGAAATAATACTAGCGGAACTACTGACTCTGCTGCTGTTAGCAACATAATTCACGGAGACTTAGCATAATGGCAAGCAAACTTAAAGTAGACGAATTTGAGGGTGTAACCACTGCTGGGTCAATAGATGTGACAAGTGGTAGCACTACAACTAACTTACAGCAGGGGCTTATCAAGGCTTGGATGGATTTAAATGGTTCTACATTTGGTTTAAGAGACAGTTTTAACGTATCTAGTGCTACCGATAATGGTGCAGGTAACTATACTAAAACTTTGACAAATAATTTAAGTGCTGCTCAAGCGGGTACATCAGGTAGTGCAACTACAAATACAGCATACTCTGATAGAGAGTGTACCGTTATCCCAAATGCAACCAGTTCTTTACAGATAAACACTGGTCAGGATTATACCGTAAACAGAGCAGATGCCACTTATACTAATACGTTAATGGCAGGAGACTTAGCATAATGGCAAGCGAATTAAGAGTAGACACATTAAAAGATGCCAGTGGTGCTAACTCCATTGGCTTGTCGTATGTAGCTGAAGGTAGTGCGAAGGCTTGGTGTTCTTGGAACATGAATAATACAAACACGGTTGAAAATAGTTTTAATGTTAGTTCATTAAGTGATAACGGAACTGGAACTAACGGAATAAACTTTTCTAATGCGATGAGTGGGGCAAATGATTTTTGCGTGACCTCATCTTTTTATGAATCTACGGTTACTGATTCAAATGTTCTGAAAGTTGATTCCGCTACCGCACCAACAGCCTCAAAAATTGTTATGCTTGGTGGTGAATACCAAAATGGCGCAACTAATGTGGCACAAAATTTTGAACTAGCCTACACAGTAATCCACGGAGACTTAGCATGAGTAGAGCATCAGATTTAGCGAATGTAATAGCAAGTGGTTCTACTGATATTGTAGCAGAAGGAACTGCAACAACTAATCTTCAGCAAGGTTTGTGTAAGGTTTGGACAAAGGGAGATGG